GGTATATTAAAGGGCCTTACCGAGGCGCGGGCATGCGTAACCGCTCATCCGGCGCTGTCTCTAGGGGAATGAAAGCTGTTACGGGCAGTGGCATGTCGCTACGTACCCGATTCAACATTATCCGAACAGGAGCAATTGGCGGGGCAAAACTTGGGGGAACCGCCGACTATCTTCGGCATAACCCCGGTGTTGCACGAGGAGCGCGTCTTGCAGGCAGGACTGCGGTAGCCGCTGGAACTATTTACGCGGCTAGACACAATCCTGCTGCCGTAAAAATGGCTGTCTGGGACGGCATCAACACAGTCCGAGACGGTGTGTCTATGTCTAGGCAGACTGGAAACATCCGATGGCTAGGCCGCTCGATTGGTGGCGCGCTGCGGTATGGCACTGCGGGTAGGCACCTGCGTAAGCTGGGCAGCGTGCTGCAGTAAACACAACTTGCAGTTTTAAACAACTGAAGTAGCATATTTGAAAGAGGTAACACAATGGCTGGTAGCCGTGCGGGACTTAAGAAGGTAACCAAGGTTGTTCGTGGCAAGAAGGGCTCCGTCAAGCGGACCTATTGGGTCAAAGCCCAGCAGGCTGCTAAGGGCGTTGGTGGCTTTCTGAACCGCCACAAGGGCAAGATTGCCGCTGGTGTTGCTCTGGCCGCGGGTGCTGCGCTTGCGCACCGTCACCGTGGCGCAATCAAGGGCGCTTACCACGGGGCTAAGATTGCCAACTCGGCTGCAGGCGGCGTAAGTCGTGGCATGTCTGCTGTTACGGGTAAGGGTCTTGGGCTGCGTAATCGGCTAAAGGCCATTACCACGGGCGCTCGCGCAGGCGCTGCCGTTGGCGGCATGGCCGACAGCGGTCGTCGAGCAGTGAGCTCTGGGCGTTCGATGTTGGACAAGGTGCGTAGCATTCCGTCTGCTGCACGCGGTGCAGCTGCGGGTGCCAAGTTTGGCGGTCGCGCTGCTGTGGGTGCAGGTCGCGCAGGCGTAGCTGCTCTTGGCGCTGCGGGTCGGGCTACAGTGGGTGCAACAAAGCTAGCTAGCCGCCTAGGTGCAGGTACAGCTGGCCGTGTCGCTCGTGCGGGTCTTGGTGCTATGGGCGCTATCGGTCGCGGTACTGTCGGCGCAGTGAAGGGTATTGCTCGTGCAACGCCCACCCTTGCAAAGACCGGCGCCATGATTGGGTATCACGGGAACCGTGCCCGCCTAGCCGCTGGCCGCGCTTTTGGTCGTAAGAGCAGCTAAGGAGTTCTAAATGCGGGCAGGACTGAAGAAGGTCGTCAAGACCGTACGCGGTAAACGCGGAACAGTCCGGCGTGCTTACTACGTGAAGGCTAACGAAGCCCCTAAAAAGCAGGGGTTTCTTAGCCGACACAAGGGTAAGATTGCGGCCGGAGCCTTGGCGCTAGGAGCCGCTGCTCTTGCGTCTCGGCACCGTCTTGCGCTCAAGGGCGCCTATCATGGTGCTCGGGCTGCGCACGTAGAGAACAAGGCCATTCATGCGGGAATGCAACGGTTTGGCAAAGGCATGAGTCTTATGACTCGGGCTAAGCACATGCTGGGCGGTGCGCGTGTCGGTGCGCAGGTTGGCAACGAGTTGCGTCCTCAGAACCGCGGCGGTTGGCGCCGCCTGCGTAGTACGGGACAAGCTGTTGCTGCCGGTCGCAATGTGAACTCTTACCTTGCGGCGTCCAATGCACTGAGCGGCTATCGAGACTGATCTGCGGGCACAAAAACTCTGCAGGTTGTAGACTGTGGGGAGCATATGGCCCGTAGCAATCTCAAGAAGATCCAGAAAACTGTACGGACTAAGCGCGGTAGTGCTCGCCGGACTTTTTGGGTGAGGGCTGAAGAGGCCCCTAAACCGGAAGTCCGGAAGAGCTTTGTTCGCCGACATGCTGGCAAGCTTGCTGTGGGCACTGCCGCACTAGTCGGGGCTACCCTGTTTGCTAAGCACCGACACGGACTCGCGACTGCCGCAGAAGGCGCACGCGTTGCTTACAAAGGTGCACGTATTGTCGATCACGCCTCTCACCTGTTTACAGGGCAGGGGATTGGTCTGGGCAATCACGTACGCGCTGTAAAGACCGGGGCATCTCTGGGGTACGCAGTTGGGTCTGTCGCAGACCACGGGCGGCGTAGGGTCTACAACATGCTCGGCATCTCCCCAACTCTTATGAATCTTGGCTATGGAGCAGTTGCTCTTACTGCGGTAGGCATCAAAGGATATCGGACTGCAAAGAGGATTATCCAGCACGTCGACAGGGCAAAGGGCGTACACCGCCGCATTTCTCGGGAGGTAAGCGGGGTGGGACGTGCGCGGTAATCTCAAGAAGGTCGTTAAGACTGTTCGAGGCAAGAAGGGAAGTGTTCGCCGTACTTACTGGGTCAAGTCGCAAGAAGCTCCTCCTAAGCAGGGATTTTTGCGTCGACATGCAGGTAAGCTTTTGGCGGGTGCAGCTATTGCGGGTCTTGCGGTTGCAAACAGGCACAAGCTGTCTGGGGCCGCACGTGGGGCGCAGATGGCCCTAAACGCCCATAAGCACTCCGGAACACAGCTCAGCACGTCTGAACGGGCACGTGATGCTTTCCGTATGGCCAAGATTGGATATCAGTCTAATCGCGGCATGGACAGGGTCGACGGTCTTATGTCCAGAGCTCGGGTACATGCACCTCTGGCGCGTGACGCTGCACAGAGAGGTCTGGCTAAAACAAGAGCGGGAGCACAGCGCGCTATGCGCAACCTGCCTGAAAAGGCCACAGCTTGGCGGAGGGGCACGGGGGCCGACCTTGCTCACCATCTAGCAACCACGGGCGGAGATGCTGCAGCCAGTCACTTTGGGTCCAGGTTCGGACAAGTTGCCGGGACAGCAGTCGGAGGCTTGATGGGGGGTCCGGCTGGCATGGCAGTGGGCGGGTTTCTGGGTGGACAGGCAGGAAGCTTTCTAGGAAGCCGACATGCGGCACCTCACGTAACCCGCGGTGCCGAGTGGCTAGCCAACCGCATGCGGCGGTGATCTATGTCTTCTCTTCAGAAACGCACGCTTGTTGTTCGGGGGAAGCACGGGAGTCACCGGCAGACCTTTTGGATAGCTAACGACCTACCAAAAGAGCAGCGCACCTTGCGGTTTGCCGAAGGCGAGCGCGCAAAACCTAAGAACGTGGTCGTTAATCCCAAAGACGGAGTAACGATCCACTACGGAATGTTGTTCGCCCGCAAGGCTAACGAAGGCGTAGACCATGCCCTCGCTTCCATTGGAAAGGTGCACGGGATTCCAAAAGATCTTCAGCACTTGCCTGTGCAGGTAAAGGGCAGTCTAAACGGTGCGAATGGAGCCTACTCCGTGTGGAGTCCGATAGGTCCCAACAGCAAGCTCATGGTCTCCAAATGGGCACAGGGTCCTGCAGCTACAGTTGCACACGAGTATGGACACTTCCTAGACCATCACTTGTTTGGGAATGGGAAGCCTACTCTACAGGCGATGGCAACGGTTCAGTGGGCGCAGCGCGAGCCTGGAGGCAAAGAAGTCGGCCCTGTGATGAAAGCTATTTGCAGCAGTCGGGCGGTACACAGCCTTGTGCTCGCGCATGAAAAGAACATCAAGAACGAGGACAAGTACGGACAGCGGCTGAGCAACTACTTGTTGATGCCTCCCGAACTGTTTGCGCGTGCCTACAATCAGTACATCGGACTTCGTTCTTCCCCGCAGATTGCAAACGAGACACGTGAGTTTGGCCGCAGTTGGGGCAGGCACGGGTACGATGCTCAGTGGAAAGACGAAGACTTTGCTCCTATCGCCCGAGAGTTTGATAGACTGTTCCAGCGTCGGGGTCTATTGCGCCACAGGAGAGCCGAATGAAGCCGGGGGACGTGTTTAAGGGGCTTGCTCGACAGAAGCACGCCATCTCTCTAGAAGACGGCGACAACTCAGCGGAGGTTGAGAATGTCGAGACGCTCATGGCGCATATTATGTACGGAGACAAGAACGGGGACCTTGAGCTAGCTCCTGGGGATACGATTGACTTTGACCCTTACCAGATTGTCAAAGATGCACAAGACGGCGAAGACTGGTAATCTGCAGAAACAGGGTGGCTTGTATGTCTAAAGCAGGACTACGCAAGGTGACAAAGACGGTTCGAGGTAAGAAGGGCACTGTGCGCCGCGCTTACTGGGTACGGAGCGCTAGCGGCGACCGACACGCTAAGAGCATATTTAGTCCGGGCGAATCAGCCTACAAGAAGAACTCAGGTCTCGCCTCGGCAAACACGGGGGCACGCGTGGGACTGATGGCGGGCCTTCTGGGCGCACACCGTATTCCGGGGTCTCCTATTGTTTCCGGCGTCGGGGCGCAGGTACTTGCACACCGAGCGCGGAAGCAATACGGCCAGCGAGGCAAGTCTATTTTTGGCAAACTTGGGCACGGCGTTGCCACAGAGCTTGGTCACAGCACTGGGCACTTTGTAGGATCAGTCATACACGAGGCGGGCCGAGAAGGCATTAGGCGCCTTTTTCGTAGACAGTAACTGGTTCTGAGACGGGAGTTGACTATGCGACGCAACGGACTTGTCAAGAAGGTTATTGGCACAAAAAGAGGCAGGCGTACTTACTGGGTCAAGCCCGCCCAGCCCGCCGACTTGTCAAAATTTGTGGGGACAACCAAGTACTACGCGGAACGAGCTAAAGACTTTCGTAAGCGAGAGGGGAAAGCCCCGCCCGCGTATTACATGGGGTACGGCAACAAGTATGCGCACAGGTTCACACATCAGACGCGCAAAAAGCTCAGCCCTGCTGGCAAGAAGTTTGTCGACAAGACGCTAGTTGAGCTGCAAAAAGCGATTGAAGATCGCCGCAAGCGTAATCCTGCGGCCTTTGCTCGACTGGAGCGCAATCCCGAGAAGCTCAAGACGTTCGCCTACAGGACGCACGCGCCTGCCTACATACGTGGCGGTATCGGAAAACTTAACGCTCGGGATCTCGTTCGCGTGGGCATGACTCCGGACAGCAGAGATCTGTTTACTCGGGACGGAGTCAGCCAGGGAGTGGCAGTCGCAAAGCACATTGCGAGTCGCCAGTTCCGTAACTTGAGACGGGGACGCTGGTAACAGCTTCTAAATAGCTGTACAGTACGCACATGGCTGAAATGGACATGCAAAACTGGGCCAAGAATCGTCCTCCGCCTGGGGGTGAAGAAGACCCTGTGCCTTCCGAGGAGGTACCTCCGGAGATTGGTCTAGACGCTAAGCAGGGCGGAATGGGGAACAAGACTCCAGATCAGATGGAGAACTTGGTTACCCTGATGCGCCAGCACCTTCCGGAGGTTGAGTCGCAGCTTGGTAACATGGACCCCACCATGCTCTTGTCTGACGGGCAGGAACTGCCGGAGCATGAGGCTGACCAGCTTCTGGAGCTACTCGATACTTGGGATGACGGACTTCCGGAACTTCTGTCTGGTATTTTTCCGGACGAGGCTATGACCGTGTCGGAAGCCCTGGCAAACGAGATTCAGGAAGTTGAACCTGTGCTGGTGGCAGCCTGGATGTGGCGAGCAGGAGAGCTGGTGTGAAGATGGCCAAGACTGTAAAGACCCCTAAGCATCCCGACGAGGCGGAGGACAAAGCCCTAATCAAGAAGATGATTAAGGACTCGGGCTGCTCGTCAAAGTGCAAGAAGCCTGCTAAGAAATCTAAGAAGAGGGGTTAATGCCGACACAGATGCTGACATTTAACGGGGAGGTCGCTGTAGACCCCCCGTCCGGGAACAACTCGGGACAGCCGACTGTGCTGGTGTCTTACAACCAGCGTGTCGCGCAGGAGCGTCAGCTTGTAACGACATACACTCTAGATTCGGACGGAGCAGTATCTGTCGATCTAGGTCCTCTGACAGAGGTAAACTTCCTGTCTATTACGGCAGTTGGAAACAAGATTCGAGTTCGGATCACGTCTGCGGACGGAACCAGCCAGTCTATTCCAGTTGACCCCAGCTTGATTCTGCGCTGTGATAGTGTAGGTATTACAGCGATAGACCTAACCCGAACGGCCACGTACGACACTGATGTCTACTTGGTCCTGACCCAGATTCCGGATTGAGGAGAATAGAAAATGCCCGTAACGCCCGCCGACGTGACTCTTCAGCAGGTTCTCAACAAGGCGAACCTCAACCAGCTTGCGACCATTCTGCAGAAGATGAAGCTGGGCAACATGCTCAACCCTGTCAAGGTGGTTGTGGTGGGTCTGACAGCTGCGGCTGCCATCGACATTACCACGGCAGCTGTTCGTGCTGCTTCGACCATCACCGGTCTTGAGCGCGACACTGGCGATAGTCTTCCTGCAATCCTCTCGGTGACTGCGCTCCGTGTAACCGAGGTCGGGGGCGTAGGTACTGGCGCACTTGGTGCTCGCAGCGTAACAGATGCTGGTGGCACTGCGGGTGCTCCGGGCTCATACGGTCCAGGCATTGCGCTGCTGTCGGATGACGGGAAGACCCTCACTTTTGAGGGCACTGTGACGGGCTTTGTACTTGAGTACATTCCCCGCTCCAACACCGATCTCGAAGACAACTGGGTCTCCGGGGTTTGATAGAAACGTCTGGGCAAGGAGACGTAACTAACTATGACTATTGAGAACACAAATCCCGACGAGCTGCAGGAAGTCCTCGACGAGGTTCTTCCTGACCCGGAAGTCCAGCTGTCTGAGCCCGAGGAGCAGCCTGCTACACGAAGCGTAGCCCAGGCTCTCAAGCGCGAAGGCCAGAAGGACAACGCCGGTCAGCGTAAGATGGATCGGGAGGCCGGTCGTCAGTCCATCCTCGACGCCTACAACAAGAAGGCAATGTCTCTCGGCTTTAAGACAGTCGAAGAGATGTTTGCTGCTCAGCAGAAGGCCGAGGGCAAGGGCGACGGCAAGCAGGTTCAGTCCGAGGCTCTCAAGCAGGCACAGGCCCAGATTGACACTCTCAATCGTCAGGTCCGTGGGTACAAGTCGCGAATCAATCAGCTTGAGACAGAGCTTCAGCTTCGCAACATTGCTTACGAGTCGGATGTAAACCCCGAGGACATTGAGTATGCGATCTCTCGCGTACACACAACGTACAAGGGGCTTACCGATGATCAGGCCAAGTCGTTTGATCCTAAGAAGTTTCTTTCTGAGGATCTGAAGACCAAGAAGCCGAGCATCTTCCGACAGGCTCTTGCTGCAAAGCAGGAAGCTGAGACTGCCGAGCCCATCGAGGAGCAGCCTGTAAACACTGCTCCTGCCGGTTCTGCCCCGAAGCCCAATGGTGGGTCTTCGACGGAGGCCCCTCGTCGGGCAACTCAGATGAATCGTGCGGAGTATCTTGAGGCTCTGCGCTCGAAGGGCATCAAAAACCCTGCGGGCTTCGTGTGAGATTAGTTGGCATTAGACTTGCGTGATAAGTCTTTTGCCAGTACAGATTAAGGAAAGAGGAGACTAACAAATGGACTTCGGCGTTGCCGTAATGACCCCAGAGATTCGCTCGATCATCCAGGAAGGTTACCTGGAGCGTGCGTTTCACGATGCCCTGTTCCCCCAGCTCATCTACCGGGGCGACGTTGTTTCGGTGCCGTGGCCCGGTGAGGTTGGCGACCAGCAGATCTTCACTGGTAAGGGGCTGATTCCCCCGAAGGGCAAGCCGCTTGCCCCCGGTGTCGATCCCGAGCCTGTGTCGTACCAGCTTGAGCAGTGGGAGTCGACTCTTCAGAACTACGCGTCGACTATCGACACGCACATGCCCACCAGCGTGCAGGCCATTGCAGACCTTCTGATGCAGAACGCTGCTCAGCTTGGTATGCAGTCGGCCCAGACCCTCAACCGTCTTGTGCGTGACCGCATGCACAACGCGGCCGAGGCTGGTTGGACCGTTGCTGACGGTGCCGGTGTTGCCACGACTTCGCTCCGCGTGAAGCGCCTGAACGGTTTCACCCGGGCGCGTAACCCGAACCTCGCGAACGGCTCTCGTGTTCGTTTCGATCAGGTGTCGAGCACCAACCCGCTTGCTATCACCATTGGTGGGACCGCTCGCAACGTGATTGGCTACACCCCCGATACTGCTGGTGACGAGCTCGGTCCGGGTGTGCTCACTCTGTCGGCTGCAGACACTTGGTCGGACCGCGACCCGGTGCTCTCGGTGGACCGTTCGGGCACCCTCTTTGTGGGTGGCGGTAACCGCGTGGATGACCTCGGCGTGACGGACCTTCCCCGTCTGCAGGACATCCGCAACATGGTAACCCGGCTTCGCCGGAACAACATCCCCCGCCATCCGGATGGGGACTACCATGCTCACATCGGCCCTGTGTCGGAGTCGCAGCTTCTCGCTGATACCGAGATCCAGCGCATGCTCACGGGCCGTCCCGAAAACTACATGTATCAGGACTTCGTTGTGGGTCGTATCCTCAACGTAGCCTTCGTGCAGAACAACGAGGCCCCCTCGCCCCTTACGGTTGATCCGTACGACGGTGCGACCTTCAGCCAGGAGGACCCCTTCGCTCCCGAGCTGACGAACGACGGTACCACGACCGGCATGGAGGTGCAGCGCATCCTCTTCTCGGGTTACGGTGGCATCTTCGAGTACTTCCAGGACCCGGCCATGTACCTTACTGAGGCCGGTATCACGGGCAAGATGGGTGACGTGCAGGTCTCGAACAACGGTGTCGAGATCAATGCGGACCGCATCAAGCTCATCATGCGGGCGCCCCTCAACCGCCTGCAGGACATGGTCGCTACCTCGTGGCGCTTCGTCGGCGACTGGGTCTGCCGCACGGATGCCTCGACTGGCGACAGCGCTCGCTACAAGCGCTTCCTGTCGCTAAACACTGGTACAGCCGCCTGAGCTAACCAGTAGGTCCCGCCAAAGATAGCCTCGGAGTGCAATGCTCCGGGGCTTTTCTTTTTGTGCTATCTTCGTTTTATGGGCAGGCCGAAGAAACACTACAACCACAGCAACATTCTACCTCCGGGAGAGAAGTCTATTTCTCTATCCTTCAATGTAGAACCGACAGAAGAGGCGGCAGTCGTAGACATTGTTGCCGCTCTTCCTCCATTGAAGACTACGTGTTGGGTTGTCTTGGAGGAGCGACGTGCTGCACTTAACGGTGCTCTTGTCACAGTCGCCAAGGGTAAGATTGTAAAGAGTCCCGATATCGCCAAGCGTCTGATCGAACAGAACGTTCCACTGGAGGAGAAGTCGCTGTAATGTCGGCACTGCTAACAGAAGACGAGAAGGCACGCTGCAGACGCCACATGGGATTCCCTGAGGTGGCAGCTGTCAGTGTCTACGCAATGGGCATGGTTATCCCCATGCAGGGGGCGTTTCTTCTGGAGGCAGCACTGAGCAGCCAGACTCAGTACTCGGCAGAGCGTGTCCGCCAGCTGCTGGGCATCCTAGACGGCTTTGAGGCCAAGATGCTCAAGGCTGCTTGCTACCTGACTGTAGAGTCTATCGGGGACATCAAGATGCGCGGAGCGCAGTCTGGTATGACCTCTACAGACCTGCTTCGCAGGGAGTACATCTACTGGGCCAAGCGACTGTCGGACACTCTGGGCGTACCTTACTACCCCTACGCTGAGATGTTCCAGGGCAGCGGCAACATTCGGGTACGTCGATGAGCTGTAAGACCGGACCGATCTTGGATCAGGACTACAAGGACACGCTTCTTGGCGGGTTCATGGATGGCTGCATTGACGATATCCGTCAGCTTGCATCCGATCTAGGTGCCCGTCCTTACCGTGTCTTCTGGGTACGGACTCGCTGGTCTGGACGAGAACGCGGAGAAGGTGTCGAGTCTGTTATCTCTGAGGAGGAGGTTATTCCTACTCCGAAAGTAGAGATGGGCGGCCTCCAGAGAACACTACTCGACATTGGAACCGACGAGCAGGGGGCTGCAAACATCACGGAGATCAGTCCTCGCTACACAGAGAACCAGCTAACTGGAGATCTTCCTAACGGACAGGCTATCCCAGGAAATGAGACATTCTCTTGGGAGATCAGTCTCTCTCGCGGAGACTCTGGGGCAAAGCTACGTCGCCGGTACATGATTCAGGGAGCACCTGTTTACGAGGCTACACGTCTGCAGTGGACAGCAAGGTTGATACGCTCGGGTAACGACAGAGAGGCTAACGGAACCCCAGGATGAAACCGACAAACGTTGGCAAGGTTCGCAAGCGTGTGAAGGTCCATACCAAGCGCGGAGGACGTAAAGGTCGCAGGTAATGTCTCTTCGTAAAGACATAGACATCTCGAAAACTTCCGGAAATCTGGGAGCCTACGAGAAGGCTTTCAAGCAGAAGGTGCTCCGTCCTGCACTCGTTCGTGGGATGGACAAGGCTGCTCGTCAAGCTGTCGAGGTCTTGTGCAAGAACACTCTTGATGCACCTCCCGCAAAGCCGGGAGGTAGTAACAAGGGAGCTGTTGCCTCTGGGGCTTTCATCAAAGCCTGGGAGATCATCCCCGACCGACCTTCGATGGAAATAGCCATCATCAACAAGAAGATCTACTCTCCGTATGTTGAAAACGGAGTAGGTGCAGGGGCCAAGGGACTGTACTTGGGCAAGGGTGAGCGGGGATCGTTCACTCTGGACATGTTCGAGCAGTGGGTACGGGCACGGGGACTTACCGCCCGCTACACACGTGCGAATACTCCACGTAAGCTTGCGAGAATGATCATGTGGCGGATAAACAAGCGTACAGGCGTGCGCTTTGCTCCCCGCAACATCGTCAAGAAGTCCACTCAGAAGATCCGCGGCATCTTCCAGACCTGCATTCGACAAGAGATTGAGTTGCTGGCAACGCGGTACATGAAATGAAGCTACCGAAGGTTACATACATCGCATCTGACGCATTGCGCTTTGGCAAGAATGCCATGGCGTATGCTCTACTGCGGTTTAGCAAGAGACTTCCGGTGTACTTGTTTGGTTGCACGACTCTGGCAGGGAGCAAGCATGGACCTGAAAACAAGGCTAGTAACAGAGCCAAACGACAAGCAGGCAGTGTCGGACTATCGGGAAGTGAGCTCTGTCCGAGCAGCAGTGCGGGCGCTTGCCGACTATCTTAGGGACGTTACTTTCCCTATCGACGGGGGCAAACACACTAATTTCTCCGTCGTCCGGGAGATGAAAGCAGAACCCGAGGACAAGGCTACGTACCCTGCTGCATCTGTCTATGTGGACGGCAACATTGAGTACGACTCAGACACAGGTACCTTCGAGCAGTACCTCGTGAAGCAGTTTCCTAAAGGGGGGCTTTATATCAATGGGGATGTCTCGATGGAGCTCACTGTGCACGTCTGGACAAACGAAGACCTACACCGTGAAAATGCTTTGATGGCGCTGGAAGATGCTTCCAACCCTGTAAACTGGATGACTGGATTTCGTTTGGAGATGCCCTATTACCACAGTCTTAGGGCGGATTTCCTGCTACTGCGCATGCAGTATGAGGACTCTGAAGCGGACAACCAGCGCCGGTATCGTAAACTGGTGATGCAGTTTCGGGCTAAGACGCCTTATGCCCAGTTCTTGTCGCTACCAGAGATCAAAGCAAAACCTCTGGTAGACTTTGCGGACTAACAGAAGTAGATTTTAGAAACTAGGAGAGCATAATGGCCGGAGCTGGCTTTGTACGACGGTATGGCTACTTCCCCGGGACGGAAGAGCTCAACGCAATTGAGGGTGTGGTCATCGTCGACCAGCGCACTCCTGGCCCCATTACGGGTGCAAGCTACGGGGTAGCTTGTGTTGTTGGTGAAGCACCCAACATGTCCCAGGTGTGTAAGGTCAACACTGCTGGCGAGGTTGTGTCTTCGTTCCGGATTGAGGAAGTCTACGGCGGTGCGGATCTCATCGACAAGATCGGTGGGTTCGATTCGACCCTTGGGGACTTCGGGGATGAGATGGGTAACCTGTTCGTCGAGGTGCGTAACAAGCGTTTCTCCCGACTAGTTTGTTGCCCTGTAGACCTCGTTCGTCCGGCTTCTGGCACTACGCAGTACGCAATCCGTTGCTGGCGTCAGCTTCCGACCAACCTCTCGGCTACGGACACGACCCCGATTACTCCGGGTATTGCTGTTCGTCTGGAGGCAGGTTCTGAGTTCCGCCAGAGCACCAACCGTGTACTAACGGCAGCTCCTGTAGACTTTACGGGGACTCCTCCGCGTGTTGTGGGCGTGGACGGTACCACGGTTGTTTCGGGCCTCCCTGCAGCCACGGTGGCACTGACTAGTGCTGGTGGCGACTTCGTGAACAACGGGGTCGTTGAGGGAGACGTTGTCGTTGTTGGCTCTCTGAATGCCGCAGCCCTTTCTCAGAACCTTGTCTGCGCGGCTACTCTCCGAGTTGTGGCTGTAGTCTCGGCGACTGAGCTAACTCTGCAGAAGCTGGCAGGCGGAAACTTTACTGCAAGCACCGACTGGCTTGCGGGCTCCGCTCTTGCTTACCGCGTACATCGCGGTTCGGATGCGGACTCCGGTCCTACCAACCAGCTGTCGGAGCCTGCAGGCTACAGCGTGCTCGCACGTCCTATCGTGGCTACGGTGTCTGCAGCAACTGCACTGACTGCTTACCCCGCACCGACTAGCCCCAGTGGTACTGTCTGGGACGAGCTTTCGGGTCTTACTGGAGTAACGCATCCTACAGGGGCTCTTACCTACGACGCGGCTGTACACGCTCCGAATCTGGCAACGACCTCGTTGCTGCGGACTCGCTACATCGACGCGTTCAACGCGCTCCTGAACGATCTGGAGCCTCTGAACTCGATCTCGCTGGTGACTGCTGCACGCAAGGACAACACCATCCAGAGCCACCTCCGACTGCACTGTCTGTCGGCTTCCGCTCGTGGCATGTCCCGCATGTACGTCATCTCCCCGAAGCTGACCACGTTGTCTAAGACCACTGTGCTGGGTTCTGCGGCTCCGGGTGTTGGTGGCACTGGTGGCGGTGCTATCCGCACAGAGCGTGGCATTTACGCGTGGCCTGGGTGCCGCACGTTCATCCCCGAGCTCGTTGGGACTAGCGTGGACTGCTCGGACGGTACAACTACCGACGACGGTTACATTGACGTGTCGATGGATACGTGGGTTGCCTGCTTGCTGTCGAACCTGCAGCCGGAGCTCAATCCTGGTCAGGCGGCTGAGCCTGTTCCGACCATCTTTGGTCCGATCATCGGGTACCAGCGTGGGACTCCTTCGCTGGACATGAACGACTACATCCTGTTCAAGCAGGCAGGTATCTGCGCGCTCCGGATGGATCGCGTAGTTGGTCCTATTCTCCAGTCGGGAATTACTACTTCGCTGACTTCCGGAGAGAAGAACATCAACCGTCGCCGGATGGCCGACTTCATTCAGGACTCTTTGGCTGCTCGTTACAACCAGATGTCCAAGATGCTCGGTCGCCAGTCGATCAAGGACAGCTTGCTGTCTGAGACTGTGGCTTTCTTTGAGGACTTGCTCTCGGACAACAACCCCGAGGCGCAGCGAATCGAGAGCTACTCGGTGGATGACAAGACTCCGAACACTCCTGCTCTGTCCGGGCAGGGTATCTGGATCATCAAGAGCGTGGTGCGTATGCTACCTACCCTTGACGTGATTGTCTGCCAGTCTGAGGTGAGCCCAGATGCCATCACGGTGACGGCTAGCTGAGCTTGCTTCGAGGTCTTGGGGTTCTGTTCCTTGCCCTGGACCCAAAGCCCGTGGCCCGCGGGTAGCCGAAAGGCAGGGCGCTTTTTCTGTCTGTGTGCTAGGTTCTGAAAAAGAAAACAGGTGATCTAGAATGAGTCAACGCATACTGGGCCAGAACGTGAGCGTGATTGTCATTCAGGACTCCGCTCCGCTGCAGGAGATCAACTGCATTCGCAGCTTCTCGTTTAACTACGAGTTGGAGCTGAAGGACGAGGGCTACCTGGGCGAGACTACCAACCGCAAGGACTCGGTATTCAAGGGCATCAAGTTCGACATGGAGCTGCACTCTGCGTCGAACGACATCTTCAACTTGATCCGGTCTGCTGTGGACAAAGCCCGTCGGCGCACTCCTGGCACTCGTATCAACGTGAAGGCATCGCTGACGTGGCCCAACGGCGACCGCGCAGTAATCACCTTCCCCGACGTGGAGTTTGGTCCGTTCCCGGTGAACACCAACTCGCGTACCGACTACGTGACGGTCAAGCTTGAGGGCGCATGCTCTGAGGCTCGCGCCGTTCTCACCTGATCTGCATAGGGCAGGTCTAGTTCCAACCAAGGCAAGGAAAGAACATGTCTGACAATCAGCTGAATCCTAAGTCGTACCGGCAGCCGGTCGAGGTTACTTTCACATTCCCGGACAGTATGGCGATGGCAACCGGCTACAAGTCGGTAACTCTCCGGGAGCTTAAGGCGTCTGCGGAGTCGCGTGCCATGTCTCGTGCTGGCAACGACGGCACCCGTCTTGTGCAGGAGCTTGTTCGTGAGTCGCTTGTTCAGGCCGTAAACCTGGAGGGCGTTGTCGAGAAGATCTCTACGGCGGATGAGTCTATTGAGATCTTCATGGACAAGGTAGGACCTGCAGGTCGTACCGCTCTGATGGCTGCGTACAACAAGGTCAACCAGCCCCAGAAGGACGAGCTCGACAGTTTTCTCGGAACGGCGAGCGCTCAGGTTCGGTAAGCCCGTTCGTCGTTCAATGCTTCGCCATGGGTCGGGGCGGTACCGAGCAGTACCGCACTGACTACTGGACACGCATGGCTTACCTGTGTCGCTACGGAAAGCTCTCCATTGTGGAAGCAATGGAGATGCCGCAGTCCGATGTGGTACATTTCTTGGAGGCAGTTAACAAGTTGATTGCAGACGAGAACAGGACTTCTGAAGACTGATGTTCGAGCTAGCCCAACAGCTTTCTTACTATCTTAGCGTCGTAGACGGTGGGGCTACGTCTAAGCTGGTCTCTTTCGGACAGCAGCTGGCTTCTGTTAGCGTTATTGCCCAGACTGCCAAAGCGTCTCTTGCGTCGATGATTCAGCCGTTGGAGGCTGTAGCTTCTGCCTGGACGGGTCGCGAGCAGCAGATCAACAACATTACGCGCTCGCTCCGGCAGTACCAGTACGTTGGTCAGTCTATCGTTGACATCAACAGAGATATTGCGCGCTCTATGCCGGGAGCTAGCGCTGCCCAGCGGGGTGCCGAGTTTACTCAAGTCTACAATCGTCAGTTTGAGCAAGGGCGCCAAGTTGCTCGTAGCTTGATCCGAGACATGAATCAGATGGCCGCCATTCTTCCTGGCGAGGCCAATGACTACATGCAGACATTCTCTATGTCGTTGCCGTTTCTGTCGCAAGGCAGAGGAATGACCGACCAGAGAGCCGCACGACTGTCTAGTTACCTTACCGCAGGCGGTATTGCAGGTGGCATTGACGCACAACAGTCTGGCCGCGACCTCATGCAGTTCCTAACGACGGGCCCGCACATGACAGACCGGTCTTGGACGGAAGTGTGGAGTCAGTACGCTACGCGTAACAACGGTCAACGTGTTTCTGCAGAGCAGATTCGCGGAATGACCACCACACAGCGCATTGAAATCCTAGAGAACATCTCCAGACAGCTGCAGCCGATGATGGACGCTACTGGAGACTCTTACGAGGCTCTCAAGGGCACTCTTAACTCGTTTAAGCACGAGCTTTACCTGTTTATTACTGAGCCCATCTTCGACGCCTGGAAGGGCATTCTTCGCGCAGCAGCTACGCAGTTTACCAAGCTTAGCGATGCAATTGGTCCAGTTCTTAGGACCTTTGCTGCGTTTGCTGCGACTGGCCTGGACACAATCCAGAGCAAGATAAAGTTTGCAGTAGAAGACGTGACTATTTGGTTCCGAAGAATGCCCCAGCACTTGGAGCGCTTTGGAAACTTTCTTGTTGCAGTAAACGACAAGCTGGAGCCTTTGCGACGAATCGGAGCTAGCTTGGCCGCTCCAATTGGACGTGGGCTCGGGCATGCCAGCTCTTACATCTACGAGCATACGGGGCTTACAGGACTTCAAGCTCTAACCAGATTCTTTGCCCCAGAGATACTTGTGCTGGCTTTGAACAGATTCTTTGGTTTGGCGCTAGGTCCTATTGGGTTTGTGATCACGTCGATGTTCTCGCACATGTTGCTTGGGGGTGGGGGAGCCGACTTGCTTAACTCGTTTGTCTCCGCAATGCAGTTGGTGGGACCATCACTACTAAGTGCTGTGGGCGGACTTTACCGTCTGTACAATGCAATTCTGGAAGTTACTTCGGTGTTCTTGGAAGGGGCGCTTGTTCCTATCATTGGAACGACAGTAGCGGCTTTGTCGTTCGTCATTGAGATTGTAACGTTCCTCGGTCTGGGGCTTGCGCAGATTTTTTCTTTGTTCATGTTGGGAGCTTTGCCGTTGTTTGCGGCGTTTAATCTAGGATTTGAGATCATCACAACATTCCTGGGGGCGCTGCTGTCGACAGTTTTTGGCGCACTCGGGGTCAACACCAGCATGTTCGACCTTATGGACGCCCTACGCAGTACCGCCGCCGAGATCCGGCAGTGGTCGCAGAGCATCATGGGAGACTTTCGATATCTGTTGCACGAGGCAGGTCTTATCTCCGACGAAGAGTATCAGCGGACAATGCGGGCAAGCGCAGCTGGCGGCAGTGCACCTCCTGAGTGGCTTGGCCGTCTGCAGCGTCGAATGAACTGGGGACAATTTGATATCGAGGAGGGCAGCGGGGCGACGACGCCCACGACGCCCCCTAATCGTCCTCAAGTTCACCAGGACTTTAGATACTCTCGCTTCGACATCACACAAAAGTTTGCTGATGGGTTTAGCCCTGAGCGTGTTGCAGCTGCTTTTGTCGGGGACCTGGAGTCCATGGCTTCTCAGCAGTTGGCTAGCGGATATGGCCTTGCTTTCTCGAATGGGGGGTAAGCTACACGTATGGCCATCGCAGAAGTACCAGCCTTTACGATCCGAGAACTAGGTGGACGCAATCGTGCGATCACTCTTGTCGGCCGTGCTTTGCCGTACCGTCCGCTGTCTCTTGAGGGGGAGCAGCGCGTAAAGATTACCAACCCTGCGGGCAATCCTATTGGCTATGGGACGGTCATGGGGTCGGTGGAAGGCGAGACTCAGATCGACGGATTCTGGAAGGACAAGTACCTTAACTACTCGACGGCTTTTGCGGAACGTCCGGGACAAGCCCCCATCATTTTGGTACAGCCGCGTGGAGCTACCCGTTCGGAAGATCCGGGTACTTCGGGGACTCCTGTAACTTCTGCCGTTGATGCCACTAACCTACTAGATTCTGTCCGTACAGAGGGACAGCTGCTGGAGGTCCAGTGGGGCTACGTCATCCGTCGTGGCTACCTGAAGAAGTTCTCGCAGAAGTGGCACAACGTCCACGACTGTGAGTGGTCTGCAAACTTTGCCTGGGTGTCTAAGGACCGTGCTCCGGAGTCTCCTGTGTTTGGACCTCCTGCGGGACAGCGGGAGGTCGGTAGTAATCTCCGCAGCATTCTTCGGGATGCCATGAGAATCATGGACTTTCCCAGAGCAATGATGTCGGAGTACATGCAGGAGTATCGTAACTTTCTAAACAGGATTGCGGACGCCTCCTATTCAATCGACCAGAGCGTTACCGGTCTCATTGACGAAGCTTCTCCGATCCGCGCGGCTTCTGAGATCCAGACCACACTTGGGGGGATTGCTCAGGCTGCGTTCAACATCAAAGAAAAAACAGAGGCCGACGGTTTTGCGGGGATTTTCGAGGACTACCGCAGAGCTATTCCGTTCGGGTCTTACATTGGCACGAACAGCGGAAGTGCTGACAGCCGCTTTGCTGCTGCAGAGCAGGCAGCTTTAGAGGCTATTGATCCTGAAGAAGTAATGAAGGCGCAGCTGTACGTCCGGGAGACAGTCTCCGATCTTCGCAGAGTGCAGGACGAAACAGAGGCCCGTCGTAGGTACTTCGAGGCTACTCCCGACAGGGCTCTCGGTCTTTACCGTGCCCGAGAAGGGGACGACCTCCGGTATGTGTCTCAGCTGTACTACGGTACTCCAACTCAGTGGAGAGCTTTGATGCTTTTCAACGGTCTAGACACTACAGAACTGTATCCGGGACAGACCATTACGATCCCCCGCATTGATCAGCCTGAAGACGAGGCCCAGCTGTGACAGTCCTAGGTACAGAGTCGTTTTACCCCAGCTGTGTGGTACATCTGACGCTTGTCTTTGAAAGCAAGCTGCAGGTACGCGTGCAGGAGGAGTCTGGCTTTCAGACAGAGAATCTGGTTAACCAGAGCGACTCTAATAGCTACACCATCTTGAGCGTGCCTAAAAAGTGCTCCGTCAATCTGCAGGGACACACCCAAGCAGCTACGTACAAGCTCGTCTTTGACTACCGGGAACTTCCTATTGATCCTCGAACCGTGATTGCATGCTCTGCAGAGATTCACCTGGGGACTGTCTCTGCAGCCGACTTTGCCGAGGGCATGCGCGGGGCTATGTCTAACGGTAGACGGCGGTCTGTACTTGTTACACGCACAGCCGACAATGTTCCTATCGACGACAACCTGCTGATGATCGGCCCTGCGGACAACTGGACTGTAGAGTTCGGTACGGACGGAGCGGAAGTACATATCGAGGGTAGAGATCTTCGCGGTCTTTTGCTCGACTCCCCCCTTGTGTCTTTCGCAGATGTTTACGATGAGGCTAACCCCACCCGAAACGGCATGCCTGCTCGGCGCCGTCGCCGGTCCACCATCTTGTCTCGCATCCAGCTGAACGTTCCCATTCAGACTGTGATCAAGCAGATTCTGGCGGAGCACGATACTATCCGGCATCTGCCTAACAGGGAGCAGATTAAAGTTCAGGTATACCCGGAAGAGTGGCCCGACCAGAAGGTGCTTGGTCCTGGGGACGAGGCTGTTCTTCCTCGTAACAGACGCGGAGCTAACGGACAGGGGGCTAATGCTGGAGGTGCGACCAACAGCATGAACTTCTGGGACTTGATTACACGTATGTGTTATCTGGTCGGCGCTGTTCCTAAGTTTGTAGGGAGAACCTTGGAGATTCGCTACGCGCCGTCGCTTTTTAACATGGTGCTGAAGAATCAATCCGCGGAGTTTCGGGGCACTCCGTTTCGTCCCAACCGTCGTAGGGAGCTCGGAGATGACGTGTGGGGCATCCGCCGTCTGGTCTGGGGCCGTGACATCCAGAGCATGAAGATCGCTCGAAAGTATGCCGGGGTAAACAAACCCCATTCCATCCGCGTGGTGGCCCAAAACACGGGCTCGGGGGAACGGGGCAGGCGCCAGATGCTTCAGGTCGTTTGGCCCCCTAGAACGGTGCGTGAGGCCCGTGCGCAGGGTGTCGGCTGGAACCCCATCCGCGATGCGTTGGGAGGCCAGGAGTCTCAGGAGATCCGCACGTACCGAGTTCCCGGTGTGGCGTCTTTGGCACGTCTTACTCAGATCGCTCAGTCGTTCTACGAGCAGATCGGTCGCCAGGAGATGTCCGGAGACATCGAAGCTTCTCGTATTACCTCCTTCGGAGGAACAAACGCGGATCCGGACTTGCTGCGACTGCGGGTGGGAGATCCTATCGAGCTTCTTGTAGACGCTAGTCGCCTGGACTCTAACGCTCCGATTGTGTCTACGTTGAACTCAACTGCACAGCTTCCGTATGCTGAAGCTGTTGCGCAGGTAGCTCGACACGTTAACGGCAATACGGGTCTAGCTCGTGTGATTGTTGCTACCGCACGGGGCAACATCATGGGAGCCCTGCGCTACTTTCTGGTGTCTTCTGTGAACTTCGACTGGAGCTTCGAGGAAGTTACAGTCAAAGCAGACGTTCAGAACTACATTATCTACCGTTGGGGAGAGACTGACCGGGAAGGGCTCGCTAACGCTCGCCAACACTCTGGAACTACAACTGCGCGGAGAACCGGCACGGCTAGTTCTAGAACGACAAACGCAGCTCCGCAGCCTGCCTCCGCCAGCAGCCGAAACACGGGGGGCTTTTCCAACCCGGACGCCTCTCCTGCCAGTACGACAGACCGCGCGGTCTCTTCTCCTTTTGATATTGAAGAGCCGACAGGCGCTGGCGTGGGCACCAATCAGTCTAGGTGGCGTTAATGGTCCGCAGAAACATAGATCCCAGTCGTCTGTCCTCTCTGGTCTCCCGTCCGGGGATTGACCCTCGTGTCCACCTTACACTCGGCATCGTGGACCGGGTCCTTGTCGATCCCGAGCATGGAGTCTTTGCAGACATCACTTATCTTCTTCACGAGGATAACGACACTGCAACTGTGGGAACGGCCTACGCTGGGGACAGGTTTGGCCAGCACGTACCCCTGCAGGTAGATGACACTGTTCTACTAGCAATCCCAGAAGGAGACACGGACGCAGGCCCTGTGATCATCTCCCGCATGTGGTCCGCTGCGGACAAGCCGTTTACCGAGCAGCAAGGTACAGCCCTGACAGGAGAAGAGGCCGGTCTCTACGAACAGGCAGAGAAGGTCATTCTCCGGTGTAAGCCCAGCACTCCGTATGAGATCTACGTCTCAGAAGGGGCGAACATCACGATCAAGGTTGAGGGGTCCGGAAACGCTAATGTCGTTGTAGACTCTGGGAAAGTGTTCTTGTCGGATGTGTCTGGAACAGAGCCAGCTGCCAAGGGACAAACTCTAAAGTCTTACCTGGATTCTCTGAAGACTTGGCTGGATGCGCACGTTCACGCATATGTAGGTCCCAGCGCTCCGGCCCTAACCAGTCCGGCAACTTTGCTGCCCGCAGGAACCCCACCAGACCCCTCTCCGACGGTGCCCGACGTTCGTGCTACAAAAGTAGAGTTGAAATGAAACTTAAGCGAGCAATGTTGGTGAAGCCGCGGAAGGACCCTTCGGGAGGTCTGACGGCAGCTGCTCGCATCTGTGCGAAGGGGCGTAATCTGCTCGCACGCTACAAGGCTCGGAAGGGGAAGTAACTTGAGCTTCGGACTTGGGGAATGGGGTTTGACGGAATGGGGAGCTGACGCTCGTCTACTCGTTCAGGGTGCTGTCGCCACAACGACACACTCTGTAACGGTTACCCTGTCTCGCGCTCCCCGTGCCGTCTCTGTTTTGTCCCCGGGAGATGCTTTGAACCCCTCGACCTGGACAGTCGAGCGTGTGGACGGTGTCCGGACGTTTACGCCTATCGGAGTTCTCAAGATTACAGATCGCAGGTTCCAGATCTTCCTGCGGGAGCCTCTGTCGTCTCGAAACTACCAGCACCGCGTACAGTCTCTGACTCTGCGGTCGGCTGCTACGGGGGTGACTATATCCGCACCTCGATATGCAGATTTCCCGGGCGTGCTACCGACCACTGCTGTGAACGAGCCTCGGGGTGCTTGGGACTTCGAGCAGACCAACATCCTGGCAGGAGCCCTTAACACCAACACCGCAGGTACTTACTCTCGTATCTTTACGGAGGACGTTCTTCGCAAGTTGATCTTCCGGAGACTGACGACTCTTCCCGGGGCCTACTACCACTTGAACCCTGACGAGTTTGGACAGGGGCTTAAGGCCAAGGAGGGTCTCCGGGCTTCGTCTCTTCCTGCTTTGAAAGTAAATATCGAACAGGAAGTTCTGAAAGAGCCGGGAGTACTGTCTGCAACTGCTAAACTGGAGCTTAGTGCTGGCCAGCTGTCTATCCACGTCCGAGCTCAGACTCCGGACGGTGAGGTAGAAACTACGGTCGTGTCTAGCTGACGGAGACAAACACAGTGGACCTTCCGGCGTTCTTCGACATCTTTCGTATTGGCAAATCAGAAGCTCTGATTCGCAATGGGCTTTTGTCTGCTTCGGAGATCGACCGTAAAGGCTCTGATCTGAACATCTTGTTTGCTGCGGCTTCCGCCATGGCAGACGAGTGCGTCGGTCAGCTGGCCAAGATCCGCGGGGACCTCTACATCGGGACCGCAAGGGACGCAGCGCTGGACCGCCTTGTCATTGACCGCTATCCGGACTTGATCCGGAAGCAGGCTTCTCCGTCGTTTGGCTACGCGAACTTCAGCTTTTCTCCTGCAGTTACGGGAGCTTTCACCATTCCGGACGGTACTACGCTGTCTACCTCCGACAACGTACAGTTCATTACGGTAGGAGACTTTCCTGTCGCAGTAGGGGCCACCGCTGCCAGGGTTCCTATCCGGTCTGTGCTGGCAGGCTTCTCTCAGAAAGCCTCCGCACTGAAGATAAACAACATTACGTCCACCATTACGGGTGCTCCTACGAGTGGCATGACCGTGACCAACACGGCGGCTACCTTCGGCGGGGAGGACCGGGAAAGCGACTCCGACTATGCTCTTCGATACCGTCTTCGCTATCTTGCTGCTCGTCGGGCGACACTGGGAGCCATCGAACAGGCCATCCTGTCAGTCCCCGGAGTCGTAAAGGCCAACGTCTTTGAGAATCTGGACACTCTTGGTCGCCCGATTGGGTATGTCCAGGCTGTAGTTGCGGACAGCTTTACAGAACAGCTGATTACTTCTGCAACGATTCCGGGTACTTACGCGACTCAGCAAGCTCTACTAACCACTCAGCTGGATCAGGTCTTGACGGAGTGGCGAGCTGCCGGTGTCGGTGTTCAAGTGTCTGTTGCTGCTGTTACTCTTCAAGCAGTAAGAGTAGAACTTACTTTCTCTTCTGGTTCTAATGAAGAGACTGTAACCGCTAACGTTCGGACTGCTTTGATTCAGTACATCAACAATCTGGACCCTGGGCAGATGCTTCGTCTACAAGACCTCCGGAGTATCATCCAGCGCATTCCGGGTGTTTACTATACGGGAAATGAGATCATCACTCCGACGGGAGACATCCAGCCGCTGCCAGGAGAGGTTTTGCGCACCTCAACTACCTTCTGTAAAGTAGGTAGCTAATGGCCCCGGTTGTTTCCAACATCAGTCCGACCGGTCCGTCTACGATTATCGAGACGCAGACACTGGGCTTTGACGTCACGGGAATACCGGCTCTGCAGCGTGTGTTTGTCTTTGTGGCTTTTCCGGGAATGGAACTGGAGGAGCTTGCATTCGATGGTACAAACTTTACAGAGCCATATGCGTCGCTGTCTACACGCAATGCAATCACTGATGGCCACCGCTATCTTCTGCGGCGCGGACCGGTATGGCCCGATTCTCCTGCAATCTCTGTTTATGCCGTAGACAATGCTGCAGCAGAGCTAGACCAGTCGTGGCCGTATACACTGGTAAACGCTCCTACAGATCCGGGGTACGTACCTGTCATTCCTATCTTTCCGGTAGGACCAGTCGCACCTACGGCAGACTCAGGATTTGCAGAGTTCGACCAGGACTACTTCCTGCGGCTGATGCCCAAGGTCTTGGACCCCGAGTTTGTTGCTAGCTTGAAAGCTGGGCAGGGATACGAGCAGCTAGAGGCTTACGCCAAGATGTTCGCCCGAGTTTCGACAGCTAGCTACAACACGGCCACGGGGCTGCTGGCTGCCTACGCAAGGGGCGGTAGCTACTCGGAGGGTGTCGTAGAGTTCTACCGGACATCCGGGGGCACTGCGGTTACGGTCAAGCGGGGATCGGTTGTCTCTGCCAAGGGCGGCAGGTACTATCGCACGCTTGAAGATGCAGTCTTTAGCTCTGCCACTCTTGGTCCGATCACTTCTCGTGTTCGGGCTATTTTTCCTGACTGGCAGCATAACGCTTCGGGGGCTGTCGTCACTCCCGCGGGAGTTACTATCCCTGGTGAGGTCGACAAGATTCACGTCCTTGTGGAGGATCCTCCTCTTGCGGATCTTGCGATCAAAGTAAGACAGATCACGGATTTTACGGGCGGAGCGGCACCAATGCTGGACCTGATTGCCCGATCCCAGAATCTGTCTCGCAATGCAGGTGAGACCGACCAGAGTTTGTCTTACCGGATTCGGAACCTTCCGGACAACCTTTCTCCTGCGTCGATGTGGAGAAACGCGGACATCTTGCTGGATCCTTGGAGAGTCCGGTACGAGTACTGGGAGCCTTTCAATCAGGATTTCCAGACGGCGTATGACATGCCGGATGGCTTGTCGGTGTCCAACGTCTTTACGTATGACGATCCCAGGCCGAGATACTTCCCTGCAAAGAACTGGTACTCGGACAAGACTGAGCAGTGGGGAACTTTCTACATCAACCTCGGGAAGATTCAGACTATTCGGGACTTCGGTGGTTGTTACGATGACACAGCTGCGGACTCGGCCGACTGCATAGTTCCCATAACAGGGGGGCAGCGGGCTGTCGCGGCTTACGATCTTCCGGATTCGTCCACGTACGGGACAGGCACAGACTTGGGTCTTTGCTATGATGGTAGGGATATTGGGATTGATGGTCTCGCGACTTCGATCTCTGGGATGATGCAATCTAACCGTGCGGCAGGCATTGTCGCGGGTCTACAACAAGAGGGCTGGTAAGAATGTCTTTTGGTAGCTTTCAGAAGCGGGTGCTGATTCCGGTCCGGCAGCGTCCGAGCTCGGAAGACCTCAACGCGCTCCAGTGGGAACGTGCTGCCAGCGAGCTTATCTCTGCGGGCACTGCGTATGGACAGAACTTTTTCTCTGCTCCGGGTGCTGCTTCTCCCGCAGGGGCTTTGGGGGCTAAGGGCTTTTCGGGCGGCGGCTTTTTTGTCGCGGCGGATGCCAGCAGCCCCCCTTTTGGCGTCACTGTGCAGGCGGGGGTTGGATACAACTATGTAGGCCCCGCATCGGCTACAGACATCGACTCCAACCAAGGTGCGGACTGGGTACTCAATAACAGCTGGGCTGTGCCGCTAGTTCTGTCGAGCGACCAAGACTTTACTGTGCCAGCTCCCCCCGCAGTTGGTAGCAGCCGCATAGACGCTATTGAAGTGCGCGCAGACTATCTGGCGGCAGATCCGCAGACAGTGGGCATCTTTGATCCGGGCTCGTCGGTGTTTAATCCGACGGTGTCTAACAAGGCGCTTACGTGGGACTTGCTGAGCCGGACGGGCACTGTCAACGCACCAAGCGCTTCGACCGCACCTATTAGTTACGTTGTTGGACAAACGGTCGTGGGAGCTATTACGGCGGCTACCGCCCCTACTGTCACGTCTGGATACATTCAGATTGCCAAGATTAACCTTGACGCATCGGCGGGCGCTATTGCCGCTGTTACACAGAGCATGATCGCAGACATGCGGCCTATGCTCTTTCCGCAGTCGATGCTGCAGGTTGGCGGACGCTTTTCGACTGCTGGCGCTGCGCCGGGTCTAGCTTCCATTAACTTTGACAGCGCAGAGATTCCTCCGGGAGTGCACGTAGCGGCAGTTGTAAGCAGCACTCACGTGTTTGTAGCTGGAGAAGCTTTGCCAGTTACCTTCTACGTTTTTGCCGGAGATTGCCGCCCAAGGTCTCCGGGAACTTATCCTCTTAACCCCCAGTTTAAGGGCACTGCAAGCGTCACGGGGTCTAACAAGTGTGTGGGCTACGTGTCTAGCCCGCAAACGGGGACTCTTAACGTTCTGCAAACTCAGCAGCTTAGTGGAACTGCCGTGGGGTACAGTGTTTATGGTAGTAGCACCGGCTTTGGGTACGCTTATGGGCAGCCGTACTTTCTTTTTACGGCTTACTTGTACCTGCCCAGCGGGTCGGCTTTGAACAACATTGAGCCTATCTACTTTCACGCAATGCTGAACCTGGGGTGATACGTGGCACAAGCTCTCATCACAATCAACGCAGTTACGGGGTCTAACCCTCCCAACGGCACTGCTTTGGTTATTGATACCTCTGTTGCTCTGGACAACATCAACAACGGCGGGGAGGTGTCGTACCTTTGGGAATTCCTGGACCGTCCGGAAGGGTCTACTGCGGCGCTCAGTAGCTCGACAGTCCAGAGCCCTACGTTCACTCCGGACTGCGAGGGCACCTATCTTATTCGCCTGACGGTGAATGCAGCGCTGTCTACGGAGTCTGTAAACACCGTCATTGCTGCTATCGCCCAGATGAAGTCCGGGATTCGTATTCCGGCTGCGGGGGAGACTACTGAGGAAGACACTGCTCGTGGTTGGGCGGAAGACGTCAACCGCGGGATGCAGATGCTAGACAACCTCCGTGCAGACCCGGGATACATCACGGGGTACGCGGGTGCTGCCCTTGCTCGCGGGCAGATTGTCTATATCTCCGGGATGACTTTGATTAAGGCGGGACTTCCGGACGAGGAGTACATCCCGACCTTCAACAAGGCACTGGCCAACAACGCCAGTCGCATGGTGCTGCCTCTTTACATTGTCCAGAATCTGATTGATGGCGGAACATCTGTTCTGGCCAACAACATCTTTTTCGCCCGAGACAAGGGAATCTGCGGTCCGGTAACTACACTGAGCTCCTCTGCGGGCACAGCAGTCTACGTCTCTGACACAGGCACTCTGTCTCTTACTCCCGGAACTAATCCCCGCCGAGTAGGTACCATCGCATATACGGACGGGACTACCTTTGATTGGATTTACTTTGACGGGGGTATGGTCCACGGGGAGTCCACGCTGTATCTGGAGGACGGCTCCCGCATTGCGCAGCGGAACGGCCCCATGGAAATCGACAACGACGCTACAAACGAGCAGCTGTCGATTACAACAGCTGGAACCGGGGACATCACAGTACTTGCGGGCGGAATTGCAACAGTTACGGGCGGCGGGAATGCTCGCTTGTCCGCAGGAACTAATCTGTACCTGGAGTCGGCACTAGCTTCGCTGACGTTGTCTTCTGCAGGCGCGGTCACTTTCGGCCCGACTGCCCGTGTCGTTAGCGGGGTCGATACGCCCTCCGCAAACACAGACGCTACGAACAAACTGTACGTAGACACCGCAGTTTCCGGAGTTCCTCAGCCTGTAAACGGCTACTTCTTCTTTGGAAACACGGACACTCCGAACGCTGCTACTGAGTGTGCGTTGGATCCTGGGTTTGGTGTTCGGACAGCTGTGGCGGCTGCGAGTAGCCATCCCCTGCTCCCGATTTCTAAGTCTGGAGTTCTCCGAGATCTAGAAGTCCGGTCTGTGACGGGACCTACAGGGGCCAGTCTAGATTACACAGTCTGGAAGAACGGCCTTGTGACCACGATTACCTGCACGCAGGCTATTGCCGGTCTGACTGCTTCCGACCATTCAAACAGCGTCTCTGTTGCTGCGGGAGACTACATTGAGCTCCGCGTAAAGAGCGGTGGTGTGATTGTTACTGGAGCATTGGACGTTGCTGCTATGCTAAGAATTGCACCCTCGTGAGGAGTTAGATGGACGCACTAACGACAGTCTCTGTTACAGCTACTACATACCCGACAACAGCACAGGTTACTCAGACCTGGGAGCCGGACTCGATCATGTTTGTAGTTGCTAGTACTACTGCAACAGACCTAATCTACGTGTCGTTTGACGGTACGGCGGATGCTGGAGTGCTTCGTCCTGGTATCACTGGGGCTATTGCTTGGCAGTCGAAGCGGACAAGCATTTGGCTTCGTCTAGGTCCTGCGGCTACTAACCCTACGTCTGTGGACGTGATGACGAGCACGGTGCGCTGATGCCTATTCCTGCGCCGATTCCAGGTCCTGCAGGGTCGGCCGGAGCTGCGGGGCCTGCTCCGTCCGGTACAGGTCTTGTTTCTGTGACTGCTGGGGTGTTGGACACTCCTAGTACGCTTACAGATAGGCTATCTGCAGCAGCGGGAGCGTCACGCGGTGCTCTTGGGGTGCAGGACGGGCCTCGGCTGATTCCGCTCGCCAGCTACACCACCACCGTCTCGACGGTCGACGTCGCCATCGGCGGCGCCCGCTTCGACCCGGCAGACTACGCGATCACGGGGCGCACGACGGTGCTCACCCTCGACGCGATCGGGCAGGTCGTGAACGGCGTTACGGGAACGCTCACGCTGTACAACCTCACCGACTCGGTCAACGCTGCGACACCGATTCAGTGGACCGAGACCAGTGCCACGCGCAAGACCGCGTCCGTGACGCTACCGACCACCCCGAAGGTCTACGAGCTGCGCTTCAAGAAGAGCGGCGGGGCGGTCTCTGATTACGCGGTGATCAGCACCGCCAACGTCCGAATCACCTGGAGCTGACCCAATGGCCACGAACACCGATGTCTCGTCCCCCGCGAGCGGCACCGCCGCGATCTTCTCCCTTCTCACGACGCTCTGCGCCGCGGGCTGGATCGTCAAGCGCTGGTCGGACGCCACCTCGCTCTCTTTGGACAACGTCAACCTCACCACGAACCCCTACAGCGGCAGCGGCAGCGGCGGGGGCAACCTCGGGAACAACAGCGCGTGGTTCCGCGTGGCCGCGGGCGACGCCTCGCGGGAATGGCTCTTTCAGCGCGGCTCGGGTGATGCGACGTGGACCGTGTCGCGCTCGAAGGCGGGGTTCACCGGGGGCTCCCCGAACGCCACGACCGCGGGCACCGCGACCGACGCGACGGCGCTCTTCAGCGCGGCCTCCGCGTTCAGCGCGACGCCCGGGCGGTGGTTCATCTCCGTGGACACGGTCACCTACGGGTGGACGGCCTACGCGATCACGCTCGGCGGCGGCAACGTGCTCACCTTCCTCGCCGATGAGCCCCTACTCACCGGCAGCAGCGCGGCCGAGGACACCGACCCGTACCTGTGGCTCGGGTACTACAACGTCACGGGACTCGCGGCGACGGGTGCGTTCGTCGTCAACCTCAGTTCCACGACGCTCGGGTACAAGCGGTGGGTCACCGCGGCGTCGAACCAGCGCATCGTGTACGGCGTCACCGCCGACGTGAGCTTCGGCACCCAGGTCGCGCCCGCGATCAACACCACCTCCGGGCAGATGGGTCAGACCGCCATCGGCGCAAAGGAAGTCCCCATCCCGATCAACGTGTTCCGCAACGCGGCTGCGGCCACGTCGACGGGGTGGGCGGGCATCACGAGCCGCCACCGCTGGTGCACCGTGGGCGGGCGCGCGAACGGCGACAAGCTCGTCGAGGGGTCGGACAACTGGCTCTATGCGTCGGGGCTGTGGGTCAAGTGGGACTCCTCGACGCCGACGCTGAGCTGAGGGCGCCATGGCGGTACTCGACGCCTTCGTGGTCCCCGACCCGACGCCCGTGTTCGCTGCGAAGCGCGGCACGGCGCGCGGCGGGTTCGTCGCTGAGCAGAGCAGCGTGACGACGTACTTCTACTTCACCGCCGCGGGCGCGTTCGGCAGCACCACCGACCCCGCCGCGGTGCCCTCGACCGCGGGCATCGTGCGGACGGTGACGACGTGACCGCGCACCTCGCCCGGGGGCTGTGATGCACCCGCTGCTGCTGCTCGCAGAGGCACGCGACGCGCTCACGGGGGCGGTCGCGACGGTCGTCGTGAGCCTCGTGCTCGCGGGCATCGTGGGTCTCGTGCGGTGGCTCTCGTCGGCCACGCGGCGCGAGGGCGCGTCCGAGGTGACCACGTCGCAGCTCGCCACGACGCTCGCGCGCATCGAGGCGCGGCTTGACACGCTCGCCTCGGGGCACGCCGAGGGGCGCGAGGCGCGGGTTCGCATCGACGCAGAGCTCGCCGCGGTGAGAGAGCACGCCGCCGCCATGGTCGCTCGCCTCGACGGCATCGACGCGCGCGTGACCCGCGTCGATGAGCAGCACACCACCGCGCGGCACGCTCTGCGCGGCGAACTTCTGCGGCCAGGGCCGCATGGTCGTGAAGTAGTCGTGCATCTTCGCGCGGTTGAGCAGGACGTAGTTCACCGAGGTGTCGCCCGAGTCCTCGACCGTCGAAGGCGTCGAGTTGATGAGGTCCTGGTCCCGGTACCACTCGTTGTAGATGCGGTTGTAGGCGCGGAACGGAAGCGCGCTCACGTTGACGACCTGGCCCGCCGTGACCTGGCCGACGCACGGAAGCCCCATCTGGTCGAAGATGGAACCGACCGCGAACCCGCCAGCAGGCGAGTCGAAGTTCGGGATCGTGTAGGCGATGGAGTCGCCGGGGTTGGCCTGCTCGCCCTGGAACTTCGCCCAGTTCTTCCAGACGAGCCGGTACGGCACGTAGAAAGCGTGGATGTCGAAGACCAGGTTGTCGAAGACCGGGAACAGCGGCGTGGCCATGCGGATGTACGCCGAGATGTCCCACTGGATGTGGTCGCCGGGGAAGACCTCTTCCCACTT